AGAACGTGCAGCTTGTATTCCGTCATCTACAGACAGCCTTGGCGCTATCGTGATGTCAGATATACCCAAAGCATCTAAAGTCTCTATGCGGCTCTTTCCTGTGCCTAGCTCCTTCACTTGCACATCATGCGGCAGAATATGCTCAGAATAATGGTAGTTCTTTTCACTAAGAACCTTGGCATAATGATCTAAGCCCACACCGCTGTTTTCGTAATAGTCTATGATGCGGATCTCTTGCCCGACATATTGAGCAAAGAATATGGCTGTGCTGTCACCTATGCCAAGATCCCATGCGGTTGTGACGCCTACTGCTGGATCATACGGCACATTCGTTACCCTGCCATCAGTCGTAGCTGTTTTCATTTCTTGTGCGTAGTATGCGCCTTGAATGGCCGCTTCAAAGCTGCACTGAAACTCTTGCTCATACCGATCTTCGCCCATTGTGCGTTTAGCTTCTTCAAGTTCAGTTGCATCAAGAATATCTGTCTCAGACGCTTTGAACATCCTGCACCACCACTCAGAATGGTTCTTCGCATAGTCATACATTTCCCAAAATTCGTTTTTGCCTTTAGGCGTACCAATAATCGTGGCGCGGCCCTTCCTATCTACGATAGCCGGTCTAATAACTGTGGGCCATGCTGATGCAGGGAAGTCAGCCATTTCATCAAGCACTACCGCATCAAAATACAAACCACGCATAGCGTTGTAATTATCAGCGCCAAATAGCCGAAATCTTGCACCATTGGGAAAGTCTATCCTCAGTTCGCTATGATTTACTTTAATGTGTGGAATATCTTTTGTGTATTCCAGCGCGTAATCCCAAGCCACTGCTTTTGATTGGCTGAGATACGGGGCGATGTAAGCTACCCTGACGTTAGGTAGATCAATGGTTAGCGCATCTCTGATAAGATCATTAACCGCAGCTACAGTCTTACCAAATCGCCTGTGAGCAACCAATACTGCAAAGCGCTCTGTTCTGTCGTGAAACTCTCGCGCTTGTAGCCTTGGCGTGTAGTCAATTTCTATGACTTCCATTTGATGACAAACTCATGCTCGCCTTGTGCGCCAGATCCAGTAACTTGCATTGGCAGAACTTTACCCATCAGAGACATAAAGGCTACGGGGTTTTCTTCTGCTTGCATTTCAAGGTAAGCCACCATGCCTTTTTTGCCGCTCCGACTGTCACCCAATCGTTCAGCAGCTTCTAGAATTGCGTCTTTTAATAGCTTGCTGTTTTTGTTCTTAGCGCCCTTTGGCCTACCATTGCCAGCAGCAGGCGGTTTTCTGGGTGCTTTAACTAACTTAGTGTTCTGTTCAACTTCTGATTGCATTAGTCCGTCCTAAAAGGGTGCGTCTATATGTTGTGTATAGTATGCTAAGAACCACTAAAAGAAAAGACCCCTCTCATTGCAGTGCGAAACCTAGCCAGAGAGGGGCAGTTGAGCAGATAAGGGAGCATGACGCCCACTCAGATCCTAGCATTCTTCAAAGCGTTTTGCAAAACCTATTGCCTCACGGTAGGGCAGCAGATCCTGATCGGTGACAAGCCCGCGCTCTACCAATGCCTCACCTAGCTTGCCGTTGATCCAGTTCTCCCCAACAGCCTCACCGCGTTTAATCCTCTCAGCATTGATCTTGTAAGTGTCTGGCTTCCAAGGCCCAGAAGCAACGTCACGGCCACTGGCCTTGTCAAAACAACTCTTGATGGCTGTTGCTATGTCAGATGCTTTAGGCCATGAGCGCGAAGTATGAGCAGCCTTGATCTTTAGCGCTGCGCGTTCAAACGTGCCTGATAGGTGGTCTGGCGTAGTGTTGTTTGGGAAAAGCTGGTTCAGAGCCTTTGCCGTTACATCAATCTCATCCTGCTGCGCTGTTTCGCTGCTGCGCAAATGGCTAGGAATTGAATAGCTGCTTAACATTGCTGCGAGATGCCTCTTAATCATTTCTACTCTTTGCCCGTAATCCATTACACTGTCTCCCGTTTTGCTTGCTCAATATTTGCCATAACTTTTTTAAAGCTATCTGATTTTTCACCATGCAGTGATTTAAAGAACCATTCAACCTCTATGCTCTGCCAACCCTTTTCTTCGCACATAGCCAAAGCATCAGATGGCTCACCACCACCAACGAAGATCCACCTTAATTTCTCAGACAATCTTTTAGCAGCAGTTTCGGTAAGGGGTTTCTTAATAGATTTGCGATATGCAATGAAACTGTCGGCAGCTTCTTCATCAATCAACCAAGTAGATAAAATATCCCTAATATTATTACTTTGTTTATTAACTGGTTTATTATCTGGTATAGGTTTGCCCTCTGGGGCCAATCCATTTGCCCTGTGGGGCAGATCGACTTGCCCTGTGGGGCAGTACCACTTAGTCCTATCGTAACCCGATTTATTAAACGAACCAGAGATGATAAGACCGGCATTCTCAAGCGCAGCCAGTGCTGTTCTGATCTGCTTTGCCGATAGGTATGGAAACAACTGCTCAAACGCTGAAATGCTGTTATACGTCCAGTAAGCGCCATCATGCTTATGACGATTGTTTGCTGCATTCTTCTCTGTCCAGAACAAAATATTCTGGTAAATGACAGCCGCGTTGACGCCTACAGCGCAAGCAATGGCTGGATTGAAAGTGTGATTTGACATAGTAACCCCTTTAAATTTTTGTTCCTATAGTGTATCAGGAGTTCCAAGGTGTTCTCCGACACTGTTTACCCCTACGAACCGTCAGCATGACCAAGCTGGCGGTTCTATTATTTATGGCGCTCAAAATAATCTTCAAAATAATCTGATAAACGCTCAATCGTTTCATAGCGAATTTTGCCAACACCATTGCGCACATTGTATATAGTCCAGCGCGATAATCCAGTAGCATCTGCTATAGCTTGAACCTGACGATCACCAAGCATCTGCTGGATCTTGTTAAGCCTATACATCTTACTAGCTTCCATTTTTTTTCACTCCAAATCAATTATGGGGTTGTGCATAAACCACATCGCTGTTAAGTACAACCTACAAAATGCAATTGGGGGTACAAAGTGCATAAACATCCAACACCGGCAGAAATCCAAGCTGCTATTGTAAAAGCTATGATTGAGATGGCTGTTAAAGAAAACATCTCAACGCATACTGTGAGCCGCATGATTAAGGCGGTAGAGACAGGCGTTAAAGCTGCAAACTTTCACCATGATTTGACAAAGGAGATTGCAGGCTATGCAAGCTAATAAATTTCATCAAGCAATGGATCTGGTTGCTGAACTCAATAAATCTCACGGTGTAAAGCAGCGCGGTGGCAAGCAATACACAGAGGTTGCCAAGCGCGTAGAGGCATTCCGCATGTCATTTGGCGGTGACTACGGTATCACGACTGAGATTGTGCATAATGATGGCAAGACAGTTATCGTGCGGGCTTTGATTGCTGACAAGGATGGTTTTGTGGTTGGATCTGGTCTTGCGGAAGAAATACGCGGATCATCACATATTACTAAAACGTCTGCTGTAGAGGTTTGCGAGACTTCTGCTATCGGGCGGGCGCTTGCCAGCATGGGTATGCATGGCGGGCAATATGCATCATCTAATGAGATGGATGGCATATCTCGCAAGGAAGCGGCACACGCTGAACAGTCTAAGCCAGCAATGGAACTGGACATAAATGCTAGAGTAGATGCATCTATAGAATTTTACAAAAACTGCACCGCGTCAGCTTTTGAGAAGTTTGAGCCAAAATTTAAAAAGCTCATTAACAGCACGGGGCTAACGTCAGAGCAATATGACGCGCTTTTTGATGCAAACAATAACCGCAAATTGGAGCTAGGAATATGAAAGCAATTACTATCGTTGGGCGTCTTACCAAAGACAGTGAAGTTCGTCAGAACGACAGAGGGGGATTTGTCTCCTTTTCTGTCGCGGTTGACGATGGTTGGGGAGAAAACAAAGGAGTGATGTTTTTTGATGTAAGCTACAACCGCACACAGGTAGCGCAGTATCTAACAAAAGGTACGCAAGTAGCCGTGACAGGCGATTTAAAGACCCGTGAGTACAACGGCAAAACCTTCTTGGGTGTCAGGCCATCAGAAGTTAAGCTGCTTGGTGGGCGATCTGTGGAGCCAGTAAGGCACACTGAGCATCAAGCCCCAGCGCCTAAGATGGATCTGGATGATGAAATCCCTTTTTAGGGGAATGGAACAGACTTGGTGGGTAGTTACAAGCTGCCCATGTCGGAGCGCCCTCTGGGGGAAGGGTTCTGTAAATCCCCCACACAACAAAAGAGGCAAAAATGACAAAGCTGCAAATGCAATTAAAAAACAGTCAGCTATTGCCCGTTTCCCAATACGATGCACAGCGCATAGAAGATTTTGCTGATGGTCAAGTCTTTAACTTGACATCTACCGGCAAGAGATCCAACCCGCATCACAATCTGTATTGGGCGGCGCTGCGTAACGTATGCAAAGACACTGGCAAATGGCCCACAGAAAAACATCTGCACGATGAGCTAAAATTTGCGTGTGGCTACTACACTATGAAATACAATGAACTTGCTGAAGAATTTATGCGTATTCCCAACAGCATTTCATTTGATGACATGAGCCAGCAAGATTTTATGAAATACTTTGAGGCAGCTATGGAAAAGCTGTCAGATGCAATCGGATATGACCCGCTTTTAAAGGAGAGTTTATAATGGATATGGAAAGTCAAACAAAGGCAATTAAAGGCCACTTAGAGGCTGGCAATTCAATCACAGGTATGGTGGCTTTGGATAAGTTTGGTTGTTGGTCATTGCCACGCCGTATTTTAGATTTGAAAGAGCAAGGCGTGGTTATTGATAGCCAATTTATAAAGCTTGAAAATGGCAAACGCATTAAAGAATATTGGATGTCATTTGAATAAATTTGAGGAAAATTGAGGTGACAAACCTAGCAAACAAACCACCGCTTGGCCTTAAAGAACCCAAGGACAAAAAGAGCGTAAAGTTTTTGCGCTGGGTTAGGGAGCAGCCGTGCTGTGTCTGTGAGAGGTTTGGGGAAGTACAGCAAAGCGCTACCCAAGCCCATCACCCGATCCATGATCGTCACGGCACTGAGAAGCGCCCAGATACAAGCTGTATCCCTCTATGTGAAGGCCACCATCAGGGTCTTTTTGACACATCCAAAATCGCGCTCCATCGTGAGCCAAAGCTGTGGCGCGAAACTTATGGGCCAGATTACAGCTATTCCCACTCAACCGAAATATAGAGAACTGGCCCGCGTTCAGGATGACAATACACTTTTCTGGCTCTGATGCTGTGAACCTGTTTGTCATCCAGCACTACCTTCCCAACGATCCCGTCTAGCGCAGCCTTAACAATGTTATCCAGATCAGGCTTGCTCATATGGCGTATGGCTCCATATTCGGCTTCTAGGCGTTTCATCTTGGGCCATGACTTGGGTATGTCCATGAAAGCCACCAGATCAACGTGCACGGGCCTGTCTGTCGGCTCTAGGCCATGCTGCTTCATAGCTGACCATGCTGCTGCTTGAATACGGGCCTCATACTCTTTTGTTTTGGGCGGGGTGTAAGTGTGACCAGTGCGCGTAAAGCGTGGTCTGCCCTTTCCTTGGGGCTGTCCTGACACTTGGATCTCAACTTTATTCATGGCTGGATAATATTTTTTTTAATTTATTTGTCTACCCCCCCTTGCAATGTAGTCTATAGTCCCCTATATATAATTTATAGGCAACAAGGAGAAAGACATGACAACTTACCTAAAAGCAAAAACAGTTCAAGATCACATCAACATGGCGCTTTCATGCGTTCAAGAAGATGGCACCTTTGCTGCCAAGGCTCACCAGAAAGAAGCGATGAGCATATTGAACGCTGGGTTCTCAATGATCCGCGAGAACAATTTTAGATTTTCAATCGACAACCTGTCACGCGAAGATTGCTGGGCGATCCCATTTGATCTTCACCAGATCCGCGACAAGCACTTTCGTTTGTTTG